CGACACGCCATGAAGCCCTCGGGGGTCGAGGTCCACGCGGTACACACCTGCACAGCGACAACGCCTGACATAGCGATCAGTCCTCAAACAGCCAGGGAGGCCGCTAGGCCGTCGATCCAGCCCCAGGCGTAGCCGGTGGCCAGACCTACCGCGAACAGCGAGAGATAGCGGAGCATCGCGGCCTCCTACGGCTTACGCCTTGGCGTCCGGGGACTTGTCTTGTTTGTCCTGGCCCTGCGGCTGCTGGGCCGGGCGCGGGGCTTGGGCCTGTGCTTGCGGACGAGCCGGGGCTTGGGCGGTCGGCGTCATCGGCTTGCCGCCCACGGCCAGCAGATCCACGAGGACTTGGGTATTGGTGATCCGACCGAAACGGTCTTGGGTCGGGCGGACCACGCTGGCGAACTTGCAAAGCACCGGCTGCCCTTCGAAGACGATGGCGTCCAGCAGGGTCGGCTCGATGTTGTATTCGCTGATCTCGAAGCCCTTGGCGTTGCCACGGGCACCTTCCGGGATCGGAGCGATGGACTGGACCGAGGCGTAGATTTCCCCGGTCTTGGTCGAGGTATAGGTGTCGGTCTTGGTGACCCACAATTCGACGACGCCGCCTTGGGTTGCAAACATGTTCATCGGTGTTTCTCCTTCAATTCGCCTTTTTCGGCGTGAGTTGTCCCGCTGCTGCAAATTCGGCTGTTTCGCCTTCATTCAGCGGTGTTGGGTGAAAGTGATGTGTGGGGCGATCCCTTCGGGCCGGGCTCTATTCGCTAGCGA